ATGGACAGCACGCTCCGCCTGGCAATCGGCATCCTCCTGCTCGCCGTCGCGCTCTATCTGCTACTCGCCCCGGGCAAGGTGTCCACTGCCCTGGCGCGCTTCTATGGCCGCTACCCCCTGGTGCGCCTGGCCCCCGAGCGCCAGCTCCAATCGGCGCCGACACTCGTGCGCGCCCTCGGCGCAGTCGTCGCTGTGCTCGGCCTCGCTGTGTTCTTCCTCTGACGGCACGGTGCGCCGCGCAGGCGCCCCATCGGGCAATCCCGCGTGGCATAATCGCCGACCGACGTCGCGCGCCCATGGCTGCGCGCCCCCTTGGTTTACGTGATTCCGAGCTGCCCCATGACCATCACCCTCTACGGCATCAAGGCCTGGGATACCGTAGCGAATCGGTGATTTTCCTTTCAGATCAAAGTCTTGCGGCAGAAAACAGCGCCTCGCAATGGGGCGTTTTGCATGACTTCCCACCTCAACAAAATCAAATACTTAGGGATGTGTTTTGGGGAAGAATTACGGCGGTTTAGCCGTCACTTCCCGCGCCCACGCCTGCAGCCCTTTGAGCCTCACGGCGCATCGGTCTGCATCTCCGGCGAGGGCGGCAAGATCGCTTGCAGTCGAAGGGTGAAGCTCGGCGTACTGGGCTCCATCATCCACGCCGGCGGTGCCGGTGGCGGTGGGCACTCCGTTGCAACTGGCCGGACTTCGGACCTTGACGAGCAGCCGCTTGCGATCAGCAGCGAGATCAGCACGCAGCCGATCAGTGTTTTCCTGGGCATGTGCCAGCTCCTGGTAGTGCTGTTGCTCGGTGAGTTCAAGGCGGCGCTGTAGGTCTGCCTGCCGCTCCTGCTGCGCCTGCAGCTGCCTGGCCATGGCTCGGTCGATTTCGGCCAGGGTGTCGGCGTGCACCTGGCGCTCGGCGGCCAGCTTCGCCTCCCAGCGCCAGCCGTTGACCATGGCACCAGCTGCCGTGGCCAGTGCGCCGGCGACCACCAGCACCAGCAGGCGAACCTGCAGGGCGCTCACTGCACCGCCTCCACAGCCTGCTGGTAGAGCGCTGGCCAGGTCTCAGGGTGCGGCTTACCGGGGCGCCAGGTGCGCAGGTACATCTCCCAGGCAGTACGTGGCGCCCCGATCTCCGGCAAGGCCATGGGATCGGTGATCAGCAGCAGGCGCGCCAGGCAGCAGGCCAGGATGTCGTCGGTCTCGATCGCCGCGTAGATGGCGTCATCGGTAGGGGGTATGCCCCGGGCCTCGAGCACCTTCGCCGCGGTGCGCATGGTGGCCACGTGGCGCGGAACGCCGTGTACCATGCCGCCGCCCTTCTCCCCCTGCCAGAAACTCCTTGCGGGGCCGTTGATCTGCCGGCGGTGGAGGAAGCGACTCTCCTGCAGCCCGATGGCCAGCAGCATCACCTCTGCCTTCTTGCCCGCCATGCGGTCAGGCAGCAGCGCAAACGCCGGGGCGATGATCTCCCGGCGGACCTTTTTTAGATCCATGGTGTTCTCCAGAAACAAGAAGCCCCGCACTTGGCGGGGCTGTCAGGTAGGTTCGGCCTGGGGCGGCCAGTTCATCGGCGGGAGCATGGCGAGCAGCTGGGCCTCGGTAGGCACGGGTGCGCCGGCCTTCACGTCGGCGACCAGTTGGTAGCCCAGCGCCCAGCAGGCGTCGCGCCACTCAACGCCCGCCTGGCCCTCGGCCTGAAATTGAGGGTTGGTGCTGGTGGCGTAGGTGCACAGGCTGAGGATGCTGTCGTAGTTGCGCTGGCGCGCGACGCCGTCCATGTGCGCCTGCACCACCGCGGTGAGGCGAGCGACCACCTCGGCCTCGTTCAGGGGCGGCTGGTGGAACGCGCCATCCTGGTAGAGGCACCCCTGCTGCACCCACGCCGGGCATTCCACCCAGAGCAGAGACGGGTTGAACTCGGGCCAAGGGTCGTAGGTGGCCGTCTCCATGACAATGCCGCTCTCGATACGAGCCCTCATGACAGGTACTCCCTGACAATCACCATTCCTGCGCCGCCGTCATTGCCACCACCAGACGTTACACCGGCCGAGCCAACAACCACTGTTGCAGATGCCGGAGCGGCAATGGAAGAGAACGCGTAGGCGCCTGACCCTCCCGATTGGAGCCCGTTTGCGGCCGACCCACCCCCTCCTCCAGGCTGCCCGCCCGCACTCCCACCGCCAGCACGACTGAGGCCACCAGAGCCGCCGCGAGGGGCTGATCCTCCAGGGGAACCATAACCATTGACATCCACCCCCGAACCAGCGCCGCCGGTCATGTTCAGCTGGCCGCCGGAAGCCGCGCCGCCGGTGCCGCCGTAGCCGCCGCTGCCAACCTGGCCGCCAGTGCAACTGATGGAGCCAAACGACGATGTGCCTCCATTGGAGCCGTTTCCGCCGGCGCCACCGCCGCCCCAGACCTCTACCTCAATACGGGTGGTTCCGGTCGCACGCGTCCAGGTAGTGGAAGACCCGCCAGTCGAATAGATCGTCTGGCGCACCAGCATCGGGGCAACCTGATCCTGGCGAGCGATATCCTTGGGGTCGGTACTCCTGCCCACGTGCTTCATCAGCCGGTCACCGTGGCTCGATACTGGCCACTGGTCGGGGCAATGCCGAAGGTCAGCTGGACGGTGTTCGGGCCGTTGGCGACCCAGTCGGTGATCACCCCGGCATTGGTAGCGGTCTCGCGTACGCTGACCGTCACATCCTGGGTGTTCAGGTTGTGGGTGACGGTGATGGTGGTAGCGGTACCGTCGCCGATCGTGGCCGACATCTTGCGCACGACAACAGAGGTGTCGACGGCGATGACACCGCCCGAGATCGAGATGCCGTTACCGGCGGTGTAGCTTGCCCCGGCGCCGACCTGGGTCCAGACGAGCGCGGTGGTGCCGATGGTGATGGGCGCGTCGGTGGTCATCAGCCAGACCTGATTGCCCTGGGTCGTGCCCTCGCTTACGAACACAGTAGCGCCCAGCGCTTCGGCGGCGGTGTCCATGTCGGTGGCGCGAGTCCAGGACCCGGCGGCGGCCAAGTAGATCCCGTTGCCAGACCCGGCGGTCTGGTTCTTCACCAGCACCCGGTCGCCGGCGATGATGCTGACGCCGTCGATGGTCTGGGCACCAGACAGCGTGATGTTCGCCGTGGTGGCCGCGCGAACTGGCGACTTCCAGGAGTAGCCCTGAACTGCGGCATCAAGCTGAGCTTTGGTTACCGCATCCTGAGGGCTAGTGGCATCGGCGAGAGCGGTCAGGCGGAAGCCGCCCGCGTCGAGCGAGTTGGTCAATTTCATGGATTGCTCCTAGTTGAAGTAGGCGCTGCCGGTCTCCGGCCGCCCGTGAGTGATCTGGACGATGTCCTGGTCGATGTAGGTGATGTCGGGCTCGACCTTGCGGCCGGCGGAGTCGACGACGGTGACGCTGGGGAAGCGCTGCAGGTTGTGGGGAACTGTCCACACCGCCAGGGCGATGGTCTGATCCCACTGGAAGGTTGTCCCGCCCGGGGCGCCATCTCGGCCGGACGGCCCTTGCGGCCCGGTGGCTACGACAGCTGCAGGTGCTCGCCGGGGCTCCGTGACGATCACCACAGGCTGCGCCACGACCACCGCGGCGGGGTTGTCAGCCATGGCAGCACCCTCCCCCGCTGTTGACGACCACCTCGCCGCGCAGCCAGCGCTCTACTCGCCCATCGGTGTAGGTGAGGTCCAGATCCCACTCGCCGCGCGTCCAGGTGATGGCGGCGGTCTGCTCGGGCGTTAGCACAATCAGCAGCTGGCCAAGGCCGGTTACGGTCAGCCCGTCGCCCAGCGTGAGCACGATCGGATCAGCGCCTTCACCTCTGATCTCGACTCTGGCGCCCATGCCGGTGAGGTCAACCGGCAGCTGGAAGACCAGAACGCCGCCGCTGGCCTTCAGCTGCAGCCCGTTGATGTCGTTGAACTCGACCGTATCGGCGTCGACTACGCGGGTCATGCGGCCCACGGTGGTGGCCTTGTCCAGGTTCAGGCTCTGGCCCTGCTGGATTCCCTCGCACCAGGTCATCCATTCCCCGGGCAGGCCGTGGCCTGGCACCGTCATCTTCAGCGGGGCCGTCTGCTGGATCTCCGTGATCGGCTTGTAGGTGTAGGTCGGCTGCATCAGCAGGAGCGGCTGCTGCAGCGTGGCGCCCGGAATGATGGGCAAGTCTAGGCGGGCCGGCGTCATGGCTGGCTGCTCCTTGTGGTCAGAGGTCAGGCGCCGGCGGCGCGGTGCAGGCGGAAGAGCGGCGGGTTGGCGGCGGCCAGGTCGGAGCGCAGGAATTCCCAGGTGTCGGGTGCGCCGGTGGACCAGCTGATCGAGCGCTGCAGCAGCGTGTAGCGGCTGTTGCCGTCAGCGGAGGTGCCCAGTACAGGAGTGCCCACAGAGGCCGCGCGAACGAACGGGGAGCCGTTCGGGTGAGCGGCCAGCCAGTAGCGGCGACCGCCAGCCAAGACGGCCGGAACGTCCAGGGTCACAGTGGCCTGGCCCGTGGCAGCAGCCGAGACGCTACCCAAGGCACCAGACAAGCCCGCGCCGGGCCATCCCGCTGCATCCGACTCGTAGATCTTCATGGTGATCACGCTGGTGGACGCCGCCGTGGTGATGATCATCGACACCTGGTCGACGGTCATGTCATGGGGCGGCACGAACGGAACGAGGTAGACGGTGTTCGCGGTCATGAACTGCGTCGAGTTGGTGAAGCTCACCGGCACGCTGTCGGTCCAGGCGTCCTCCGGGATCTCGAACACCGGAACACTGACCCATTCCTCGAAGCGGCGCTGATACTGGCGACCATCGTCGTTCACGTCCTCGATGCCGCCGCCAGGGCCAGTTCCGCCACCGGAGTCGCGGAGCAGAGCGAGCTGACCCGCCGTGGCGCGGCCGCTGACCTTGCTACCCGAGGGCCAGAGCCTGTCGGCGGTGCCTTCCTGGGCCCGAGCGACGGTCAGCACGCCCGACGCACTGGAGATGACCTTGACAATCTCCCAGGCGTTTTCCTGGCCCGCCACATCGACACCCACCAGGGTAGCCAGGTAGTAGTCGCCACCCGTCAGGCCGGTGAGCAACGCAGCGCGGTCGGTCTCGACGGTCATGCTGGTGGCGCCACTGGCCAGCTCGGCCTGCAGGGTCGCCGCCCAGTTGTTCACGAACAGGGGTTTGGCCATCAGATCCATCCTACGATCCCCGCCGACAAGGCGGAGGCTTCATGGGTTACAGGGTTCCAGGCGCAGTAAGGCCGTGGGCCATACAACTTGTTTCGGTCTGGAAAGAAGGCGAGCGCTGCAGCATGGCTCTCATCCAGCAGCAAAGGAGCAGAAGCAGTGGCTGGGCATGCCGCTCCGATGTAGCGATGCACAGGTAATGGCGTCTGAGCGGTCAGAACCACATACAGGCCGATCATGTTGTTGCTGTAGGCGATGATGTCAAAGACCTCCCCCATTCCTGGCGTGCCGAAGGCACCACGGGGGAACAACAACTGCATAGATCCCAGAGGGGGAGGCTTAGGCAATGGCCCCGTGGAGCCGATCAAAATCTCATCGCGATACACTGCGCCGTTGAGGGTGGCAAAAAAATGTGTGGTCCCGTCAGTGCCGGCAGTCGGAGGTGATGCGGTCTCCTCGAGTCCCTCTAGCGTCAACTCAGCGGCCTTGATTTCCTCGACCCACAGACGCCACCGGTGCAGAGTTCGCCTGGAGCCTAACGTCGACTGCTCGTACTCCTGTTGGTACTCCTCGTAGCAATCGACGTAGCAGTGAACCAGGCCACCATCCAGGCCGAACCAGACTGCCCATATGCGTTCGGTGAGTTCTCGGGTTACGGTACCCGTTGCGGCAATCAAGCCCCCACTCGGCCCAGGCGTCACGGTCATCGCATCGATGTAGCTCGCAGAGCCTAGAGTCTCCGCCCGATCATGGAGAACAGTGACCGCCGCCGCGAATGGAGTACCGGCGCCGCCGGTGACCTCAACGAGCAGAAAACCCACCGGCATCGGCCTCTCACGGACACCATAAGCTGGATCGCGGATGTACAGCATCAGGATCGCCTTGCGGCCGTCGCTGCTGATGTCGAGCGGTACCGGCCACTGGAGCACCGGTGCTTCACCCTCCCCGAAATCCAGGATTGGCGTCGACTGGCCATTGTCCGCCGGCCAGGTCACCGTCATGGCCTTGGTCTGCGGCGGCTTGCCGAACTCGCCCATGCGCTTTGCCTGCGCACCATCCAGGTCGATGATCCAGCGGGTACCATCCGGCGAGCAGTAGAGCCAGCCGCCCAGGCCCTGACCGTAGAGGGCCGTGCCGCTCAGGATCGCCTCGTTCCACCACTCCCGGCCTGCTGCCTGATCTGCTGCCAGCTGTTCCGGGGTGCGCACCACCGCAGGCGTTCCAGGCACGTAGATGCGGTAGTTCGTGCTGCCGGTGAGCGGGTGCTCCTTGGTCTGTCCGTTGGGCAGGACGATCTCGCCCTGGCTGGGGTTATCCGCTGGCCGGATCAGGCCATGCCAGCACCAGCCCCACACGTTCACGGCGTCAGTCGGGACGCCACCGATGTTGATCATCGCTTCGGCTCCGCCAGCATCACTTGGTGATCCGCCACGTTGTCCGCGTCGCGGAACTTCATGATGTGCACCGGGGGAATCTCCAGAGTGAAGATGCCTTCGCTGGTGGTCAGCACCAGGTCGGCGTAGTAGGTGCGGTCCGGCACCGTGTCACCGTCGCCATCCACCTTGGTCTGCTCGGTCAGAGGCCAGGCCACGCCCTCCCCCGTTCCGCCAGTCGCAGCAGGCTCGACCCACACACCACGACCCCGGGTAGCAGGCCGCAGGCCTTTGCGCTCCAGGGTGTTCAGTTCCTGCGTGCGCCGGCGGCTGGTTTCCAGGCTGTTCAGGTCACGCTTCAGCGAGCTCGCACGGGACGAGCTCACCCCCGCGCGGATAGCGGCGCGTTCTTGGGCAAGGGTCATTTACAGCTCCAGAAGGTCGTTCGGGACAGCGACCCGGTAGGTCTGCGCCTGTTCCACCTCGTACTCGTCGCGGTGGTCAGCCGGCTGTTCCGGCGCCTCGATGTCGAAGCGGCGCTCGAACGGGTCCTGTGTCGAGTTGTAGTTGGTGTAGTTGCCGGAGAACCCAAGCAGGTCCTCGTCGTAGGGCGGGCTGTCGACGTGGCCGGAAAGCTGGGTTGGCAGCTGGATCAGCACTGGCACATCCCCGGCTGGCGTGCTGGACGGGGCGCCCGGAACGGTGAGCGGGTCAGCTTCATCGCCCCCGCCCTGGCTCACCGCAAACTGAATCGAGGTGATGGCCGAGCCGCTGTCCAGGTCCCACTGGTGCGCAATGCTGAACATCCGCGCCTGGCAGACGATGTTGCGCCCCAGTATCACGTCCTCTACCCGCCCGGTGTGCTCCAAGCGAATAGCCAGGCAGTCCGCCGTCGGGAGCTGATAGCTGAACCGGTTGCCTCGGTGGGCGCCAAGGATCTTCACTCGCCCGACGTGCATCAGGCAGCTCAGGGCCTGGGCTCGGCGCTCGTCCTCGCGCAGGTCCACCACCCAATCACCCAAGGCGTCCTGTACTGCATCGGCATCCGGGCCGGTGAAGGTCGCATCCTCGAAGGATTCGGCGCGGTCGCTCTCGGTCTCGATCGCCACCCGCTCGCGGTCGATCACCTCGCCCGCCTGGGTCACGCTGGCCGGCGCCTCGATGCGGAGCTTGTACTGCTCCGTCACCGGCTGGACCCAGCGCATGGCGCTGTCCCAGGTGGCCCGCACCAGCAGGTCCGGATAGGGGTTGGTCCAGCCCGAAGGCGGATCACAGAGGGCGCCGGAACCGGTAGGTGGCAGGCGGTCCCACTGGGCGTTGATGATCGCTTGATAGCCGGCTGTCTCGCTGGCCTGGGTGAGCATGGCGATGTCAGGCATCTCGGTGCCGTCGTGGCGCCATGCGAAGCAGAAGCCGTCGATTATCGTCAGGCCCACCCAGTCCGGGTGCTCCCAGAAGAAGGGCTGGTGGCGCTCACGCAGCCGCGGGAACCGGTAGTCGCCCTCGATCTCCACGACGTTGATCCGCTCGCTCAGCTCCACCGGTATCCACTCGATGGACTCGAACAGCACCGCCCCGGCTGGGACGATAAAGTGCGGCTCAGGAGTCGGGGCCCACTCGGTCACCTGCAGGGCGCCTTCCAGGCTGAGCTGCAGGCTCGCCGGCCGGGTGCTCATGCGCTCGGCGGCGTAGTCCCAGCGCGAACGCCCCTCGACCTCCTCAAACACATCCGCCGACCACAGGCCGCCGGTGATGGCGTCGATGCCGGCCACGTCCATGGCCTCGACGATTTCGTTGAGGCGGTCGCTGCACTCGCAGGACAGCACCCGGGTCTGCAGGTTGAACTGCGGCCCGGTGATCTGCCCCCGGAAGCAAAGCGCCACATCCCAGCCCGAGCCGTTCCAGACCATGAAGGACAACTCGACCTTCTGGCCCTGGTAGCTGGCAGGGTTCACCGCCTCGCCCAGGAACTGCAGGTCGAAGTCGGCAATGCAGCGAGCGCCCTCCTCCCTCTGGATGCTGATGGAGCCGGCCAGCAGGTGGCTGGAGTCCACGCCGTTGAGCATCAGCCGAACCGACCACAGCACCGACACCACAGGATCGATCGTCACCGGCGCGGGCGGAGCGCCCACAGCAAGGCCGCCGTTCAGCGGAGCCCCGTTGAGCGGCGAGCCATTCAGTTGCATCAGACTTCCTCGGCGGTGATGGTCCAGTCGTGGGTGTTGACCTGCGGGTCCATGGACTCCGGCGGCGGTTCGCAGAACACCGTGAATTGCGGCATCCAGCAGACCTGGTAGAGCGTGGCGCCGGTGACGGCGGTAATGGTGAAGGCGTTGCCGGTCATGGCGACAGGCGTTTCCATCCACTCGCGGCCGACCAGCGCCAGCGCCCAGGGCGCCTTGTCAGGGCGCGCAGTACCGACGATGGAGCCGGTGAGCGAAGTGGTGCTGATAGAGAGCTGCTTCGTGCAGCGCAGCTCCAGCGGCTGGCTGAAGTCCAGAGCCGAAAGCCCTGGGCCCATCCAGCCACTGCCGCGCAACGAGATGGCCATCTTCCGCCAGTGCTGCATCTTCACCGCCGCACCGCCAGAGCGCCGCACCACAGTCGAACCGCCAATCGGCGAATACTCCTGCGACACAGGCCCGCTCCAGCCCTTCAGCGGGATACCGCCGAGCATGACGTCAGGGATCATGGTTGGTCCTTATCGAATAGTGCGGCCGCGCATGCGGCGCTCATCACGGATACGCTTCTCGAAATCAGCGGGACGCATGAACCCCTGGAAGCTCTGCCCATCTCGATCGATGAACGTAACGGAGCCGAGCTCCGGATATGAACTGTCACGGGACAGGGTGCTGCGATCCACTGCCGGCACAGCTGGCAGGCTGCGGCCGCCGCTGGCCGACTGAGCCGCCAACGCTCTGGACTGCTGAGCCGTAAATACAGCCTCGCCGCCGCTGAACCTGAGCAGCTCAGGTCCGCGCTCACCGACCCATGCCATGCCAGGAGGAGCGCTGCTTGTGCCTGTCGCATAGCCTGGATACTGAACGCTCGGAGAGACGGTTCCGGGGGCAGACATCTCCGTAGGAGGAACAACACGCACGGGAATCACCATCTGAGCAGCAAGGCCCGCAGCAATGTCTTGCATCTGCTGACGCAGTTGCTCGATGTTCTCCGGATCAATGCCAAATCCCACCTTGATGTTCGCCAGCGCATCCGCCTGGGCCTTCAGAGAGTCGATCTGCATCTGCGCCAGAGCGACCTTGACGTTCTCAGTTTTGGACTCGGTCTCGGTAGCCTTATTGGCGATCTCCTCGAGCTCCTTGGCGACACCCGCAAAGCCGTATTCGTTGGCGCCTTCCTCGCGCAGCTGCCGGAGCACCTCAATCGCCTTCCTGGCTTCAGCCAAAGCCCCTTCGGTATCTCCCGACGCCAGCTTCTGCCTGGCAGATGCCTTGGCGGCTGTCGCGTCCGTGAAGCTCGCGCGACCTGCCGTAGCGCTACCGGAGCCAAACTCCTCACTGGCTGCGCGAAACTCCGCCGCTACGTCAGCCTGCCGTTTGCGCGCCGCGTCGTACAACTGACCAGCTCTTTCGAGCAGCTTCTGCTGTTCCGCAATGCTGGAGTTGATATCCGCCAGCATTTGGGTGCGCACGCGATCAATGGTCGCCTGATGCTGCTTGAGCATGGCCTCGCGAGACTTAGCCTCTTCTCTCTGAATAGCGGTGAGGTCCTGCTCCGCCTTCTTGACGAGATTGCCGCCGCTGTTGATGCCCTTGGCCAGGTCATTCAGGAATCCGGCAACACTGTCGGTGATCCCGGTTTCCTTCAGCGCGCGACCACTGGCCTTGCCTGCCTCATCGAAAAGACGATCCCAGGCAGCACCCAATTCTGGGGCGAAGCTGGAAACCTCATCACGCAGCTTTGGCAACTCCTTCTGCAGGCCACGGACGATAACGTCAGAGGTCAGTTTCCCATCATTGGCCAACTCGCGGAGCTTGCCGACCGTCACACCCAAGGAGTCGGCCAGCGCACCAGCAAGCCTGTCGGACTGCTCCAGTACGCTGTTGAACTCATCGCCTCGCAGAACGCCAGAACCCATCGCTTGGGCGAACTGTCGCACAGCTGCGTCGGAGTCTTGTGCAGATGCACCACTGATCTTCAAGGACAGGCTAACCGCCTCGACAGTGTCCAAGGCGTCCTGCTGCTGCATGCCTGCATCCCTAAGAGGCCTCTGCAGGCGCGTGTAGAGCTGAATTAGGCCAGCAACGTCGCCCTGCGTGCTGTCAGCGATCGCGTCGAGAGCCACCTGAGCATTGTTGAATTCCTCCTGAGACTGCGTTGCCAGCCTCAGACGAGCGTCAAGGCGACCGATATCATCAGCAGCCTCCAGCGTCCTACCAGCCGCCGCAGTGCCGCCGATCACCACGCCGGCAGCCAGCCCAGCAAGGCCACCGCGCACCAGGGCGCCACCCTTCAGTCCGCCGGATGGAACCGATGGCATACCGCCACCGCCATCCAGGCCCTTCATCTCCGCCTTGGTTTCCGCAATGCGCTGCTTGAGCATGCGCTGGGCGATGGCCAGCTCCCGAGTGGTCAGGGCTCCAGATGCCCGCAGCAGGTCGAACTGCCGGCGCAAGTTGGCCAGCTCGGCCTCGGCAGCGCGGATCTGGTTGACGCCGAGGTTGCTTCTAGCGGCCTCCAGCGCAGTCTGTCGCTGGGCGACCTGAAGCTTCTTCTGCTCGGCAGTCAGCGCACGAATGCCAGAGCGTGCAGCGTCCGTTCTGCCGGCACCAAGACTCTTCGAGAGCGCGGAGGATAGCCGGGCCTGCTCCCTTGCGAGGTCGGTGGTATCTACCCCCGCGGCCTGCAGCTCTTGCCTCAAGCCACGCAGGCGACTGATGTGGACAGCCTCCTGACGCTCAAGCTTTCTCAGCTCAGCGACTGCGACTCGGTACGAGTTCTGAAGCTTATCGGACGGATTCTCCGTTCTGATCAGTTCGTCGCCGAGATCGCGAACACGAACACGCGCGCTAGCGGTGGCCTTCTCCAAGCCCTCAAGGTCGCTTTCCATATTGCGGAAAGCGTTCACCTGTCGCAGGGGCTTCTCGATCGTTTTGACCAGCTCCGCATATTCTTTGCGGAACCCGGACACTTCTTTCAGCGCCTTGTCGAGGTCGGCGGTGAGCTTGAACTCGATTTCAGTAGACATGCGTCATCCCTTCAGCGCGCGTAGGAATAGGCGCCATGGATAGCTAAGAACTTCCCGGTGGCCAGCCTGGATCAGCGATACCACGGCAGAATCAAGAGCCGCTATTGGGCTGGGCTGGCTCGGCTGAGCCGGGCCAGCATTCCGAAAAAATCCGGGTTCTGCTCCTGGCACCCCTTGATCACTTCGCGGAGATCGCTCGGGAGCATGCCCTCGATATCCTCGGCGCTCAGGTTCGTCATCTGCTGAATGTCGGTGAGGCTGCATTGCGGAAAGAGCAGACCGCCGAAAAGGTCATCACTAGCGCTGCCAAACATTTGGCGTGCGGCACCAACGGTTAGCTCACGGAACAGAACTTCCCGGCCACCGATAGTGCGCGCGGTAAGCGTGGACGAATGAGTCATTTCTCTTCCTCAGAATGCAAAAAGCCCCGCAGTGCGGGGCTTCTAGTTGGTTTGATCTATCTACATCCGACATCATCGCCGTGAGGCGACTTCGTTATGAGCATCTGTTCGTCGGGGCCACTGCAGGTAATCAGGAGGCTTCCATCTGCAGTGCAGATGCGGGTCACTGTCATGATTCGGGTGTTCACGATCGGTATCACGTCAACCGGAGAGACACCCAGCTCCACGATGGTGTTCTGGATCGTCTTCCGGCACTCCTCAATGCTTGCCGGGCGCTTGATTGTTGGCAGAGCCGTAGAGGATGCGGCTGGAGGTGACGGAGGGACTGTATATACCCTCGGCGCCGGCTCGCTAAGCTGAACAGCCGCCTTCCAAGATCCTGGCGACTGAGTCAAAGACGCCTTGTATGGAAGATCCCTGCACGCTCGATAAGCGATGGCTTGGGATTTTTGGTCTGCCTTCACAGACGCTCCCGCTTCAGACCCCTCATATCCCCATTGAGAGCCGATGCAGTCGACCCAAATGGAGTCGATGCCGCCATCCCCGTTGTCGAGCTTTATGACCGCCTTCGAGTCATCGACATGCTCCACGGACGCAACTTTCAGTCCACCGCCAACCAGATCAAGTGCTGATGCAGTCAACGGCATGAGGGCAGCAAGCACCCCCCAGAGAAAAACGCGCATCGAATCCCCTCCATGGCTTGGAGAGGCGAATGTAGCAGAGCAGCAACGCCAAAACCCAGCAGGACCAGGCACTGGCAAATCCTCCGCGCTGGATGGATTACCAGCTACGAGGCTGGTTCAGGTCGTAGTAGCTTCTTGATGCCAAACAAAAGAGGTTAGAGCTGCTCAAATGGCCCACCTGATTATCAATGACACATGTCCACATTGCCTGAGAGATTCGGCATACCTGAAAGCAGTGGGATCGACAAATCTGCCGCAGAGGAGCGACGTTTACCATATCGTCAATGTTGTCTTTCAGTGTGGCGCCTGCGCTGAGTTGATGGTCACCACAGTGTCAAGCACGTCAATGGGTGACACCATGGACCCATATGCCTGCGCAGAGAGCAACAGCGCTCCGATCAACCTTTCTGAATCCAAAAGATGGGCTCGGATCAACACCTACCCCACCCCTCTGCAGCAAAGCGCTCCTGACCACACCCCGGTGAAAATCGCCAAGCCCTTCATTGAGGCCAAGGACAACCTTGCCAGGGGCAACTACGAGACGTCCGAGCTTCTTTGTAGAAAGGCACTGGACATAGCGACGAGAGCCCTGCTTCCCGGCACCGGCGACATGCTGAATGCGCGCATCAATAGGCTAAAGGCTGATCAGACGATCACCGCCGAGATGGCGGACTGGGCCCACATCGTGCGCCTTGAGGGTAACGAGTCAGCCCACTCCGATGAAGAAACGACAAAGGAGGAAGCACAGGAGCTAATCGACTTCACCGAGACCTTCCTGCTCTATGCGTTCACCCTTCCAGAGATGGTGCGCATTAAGCGAGGAAACGCCGGAGCCCAGGCTGCCCCAGCGGCTCCTTGAGCTACCACCATCGAATGGCGTTTACCATCGGCGTCGCGAACAGCGCGAAGCACCCGAGCGCAATAATCACGATCGCCAATCCGATGCAGCGGCGCGTCCAACTATCAGTAACGAGGTCCATTTTCAGTCCTCTTTGTGGATGAATCTCTAGCGTTGATCGTTTATCATCCAATCACATTCTCCCTATGCCTATCTCATGGGGTGGAAATTAGAAACCCCCGTCAGCCGGCCAGCTGCCGGGGGTTTTGCTTTTCTGGCCGGTAAACAAATTCTGCTGTCACGACCTCTTCAAGGTGAAACCCTACAGGGGGTGAATAGTCGGAATCCCGACTATTGCTCGACCACAGAGCATCGCCGCCACACAGAATACGGCGCTCTAATTCGAAGATGCGCTGGCGCTGATCGATCGTCTGCGAGGGAAGTTGTCTACCAGTGAGGGGTTTTGGCTTCCCCCATGATATGTGGCTCTATCCCCACAGCTCTCCCTACCAGAATATGTGACAGTTACCGAGCCCCCTAGCCGATCAGGCCGCCGCCGGGAGCTCCTTCTTGATGCGGAAGTACTTCGAGGTGCCAGCGCCCACCTTGGTGGTATCGCGCAGCACCTTGGCCGTAGCCTCGAATCCGCCGAAGTCCTCGGTGTTGATCCAGTCCATGGTGGTGGCCAGGTTGAGGCGGCACTGGAAGAAGCGAGCCTCGACGCGCTTCTGGGTGCCGGCGGCGTTCTCACCCTCGAAGAGGAACTCGAAGGTCTTGCCGCTGTTGGTCAGGGCCTCGATCACGTCGACCGCGGCGGAGCTGTAGTCGACGCTGACCTTGTAGGGCGTGCCGGACGGGGAAGCCTTGATGGCAGTCTCCAGCGCGCCGCCGGCCACGACCTCGATGCCAGAGCCGGTCATGACCCAGTCGTCGAACTCGTCGAAGTCGGTGGTGCCGGCCTCGTTGCTCACGCCGGCGACGGTCAGCGGCATCTGCGCCAGGGCGACGGTGCCATCGACGGTGGCGGTGTGGATCTCACCTGTGAAGGTGCTCGCGGGCACGGTGGTGTGCTCACCCCAAACCAGAGCTGCGAGGACCCAGGTATAGATCTCGCGGAAATTGATGGTCAGGGTTACCGAGGTCACACGGTCCAGGCTGTCGTATTCGCCGCCCTGCGGGGTGGTGGTGTCGGGCAGGGTGAGGTTATTGGTTTCGGTGGAGGTCTGGATAACCGAGGTCAGACCGACCTTCTGGAAGGGCAGACCGGAACCGACCTCGCGCGCCTTCAGAAAGCCGCCGATGACGACCGTCTCTTTGTAGATAGCCATGGCTTACTCCTTGATGGTGGCCGGGGAGGCCTGGTTGAGGACGACGGCGCCGATCTTCCCGGATTGCTCCAGGAACAGCTTCTGGCGCTTCGTGACCTTGATCGTGTCGCCGGCCTTGTAGTCGACGCCCTTGTGGGTGTGTTCGCCGGCGAGCTCTACCTCGACCAGCTGCACGGGTTTCTCAGTGCTCATCGGCGGATTCGCTCCTGGATGATGGTGGTGAAATGGATGGGGATCAGGACGCCGGCGTGGGTCTGGCCATTGCCTGGCGGGAACGGTTCGGAGGCACCGAGCGACCAGGTGGTGACACCCTTCGGGTAGGCCTTGCTGAAGGTGCCGTCAGGCGGCGGCAGCAGGGCCTGGAGGATGTCCAGCTCCATGGCGTCGACAGCGTCCTCCCAGCCCTCCCAAGAGGCAGCGACCAGGCCGATGACGAAGAAGCCGGGGAAGGCCTTGATGCCGCCCACCTTCTTCTCCGGAAGGCGCCCAGTCGCGCGCTGGATCAGCGCCAACTCCCGAGGGAGCTTCTCCTGCTTCAGCACCTCGTTAAGCCAGCCAGTCCTCACGATCTCCCCGATGTTGGTCAGGTAGCCGTTCGCAGTGGTGATGCCCTGGACCTGCGTGATCAGCGCCTGGCGGGTGGCGGTCAAGGTGTTGCTCATAGCGCCTCCGTGCACGAGACGGTGATCATGTGGCCGTCATCCAGGACGGTGTCGTCCACGATGAGCCTCTGCATCGAGCAGCCCTGCTCCACCTCGAAGACGTCGCCGCGCTCAGCAGAGCGCAGGGACAACTTCGCGAAGGTCAGGGCGATGGGGACGCCGATGATCATGTCGTTGGGGCCAGCCAGCTCGACCTCGCGCTGGACCTGCAGGGGGATGCAGTCAACAGGCACCCCCTCTACCGGCACATAGCGGCCGATGGCGTCAGCCAGGCGACGCGAGCCGACCCGGTGCAGGCGCGCCTGCGCCCTCTCGAATCGACCGCGCATGGTCAGTTGCTCAGGCGGCAGGCGGCGGTGCCGTTGGCTTCGGCGGCAACCAGCTTGCCGTAGGGCACCGAAGAGGCCGTGCCGGCGGCGACCAGGCCGCCGTCCTTCAGGCTGACGGCGGCGCCGGCAGCAAGGCCGGTGGCGCAGGGCAGCCAGAACACGCCAGTTGCCTTGGCGGCGAACACTTCGCCGGCGGGAGCGTCGACGAGCGCCACAACGGCTAGGGTGCCGATGGCGTAGGGATTGCCGGATTCCACGCCGCCGCTGGGCGCGATGAGGTCGAGGACGTCACCGTCCTGGTGGTAGTTCTTGGCCATGGTGTCTTTTCTCCTGGCGCTGATGGGGCGGAAACAAAAAGCCCCGCACTTGGCGGGGCTCTTCGGGGGTGTCGCGCCTTAGGCGCCTGCAGCCTTGACCAGGCCGCGGTAGTCGAGCGGAGCCACGCCGGCGTCGATGCGGACCTTGGTGGCCACGCCGTCGACGGTGAAGCCCTGCTGCTGCTCCATGTAGGGCAGCTCGTTGCCGTCGAGGTAAGCCACCTCGATGGTGTCGGAGCCCTGGCGCGCGGCCAAGTAGTAGGCAGTGGCGGAAGCATCGTCCAGGCGCGGCTCGCCGATCACTTCGACGAAGTTGCGGATGGGGTTGTCGATACCGGAGTTGGAATCAGCACCGGGAACGGACGCGGAGCGAATCACCTGCTTGGCCTTGTCCTCGAGCGCCACCGGGCCGAGCCAGAAGGCCGGGCGGATGTTCAGGGTGCGCGGCTTGCCGTTCTCCACGTCGACTTTCTGGGTGGCCATCTTGGTCTTGGCCTGGCTGAGAGCGTCGATGGAAATCGCGGAGCCGGCGCCGGTCAGCAGGTTCTTGTGGTCGGCGCTGAAGAGGGCCTTGCCGTCGGTGAGCTGCGGGTTGCCGGTCAGGATCGCGTAGACCAGGTCGCCGATGGTGCCCTTGGCGGCAGCCCCCATCTTGCGAGGGATGTCGGTGAGCATGTTCATGTCATCGTTGATGATGGCCTGACGGGTAATGCTGAAGATCTCGCCGTAGGTGGCAAGGGCGATGGGCTCGGCACGATCACCCACAGTGACGTACTTGTACTCGGCGCCTTCCCGCACCCGGCGCAGCGACGGGAACTCGCCCAGGCCGATACGCTGGGCGGTCTTGAAGTCGCTCAGCTGGCCCTTCTTGGTCCACAGCTGGAAGGTTTCCTCGGCCTCCTCCCAGCCGGCCAGAAGCGACTTGTTGGCCACATCCAGAAGGATGACACCGAAGTCGCTGGTGGTGTGGGTGAAAGCCAGGCCGACCATCTGCATCGGGTTCAGGGTGGAAATCCCGATGCCGCGATCGGCCAGGGAGGCGCGGGCCAGTTCTCGCAGGCTCATGAAGTTGTAGCCGTTGTCCTGCTCGCGCTCGATGAGGCCCGCGCGGGCCATCACGGAGGCGCGGACGGAGTCACCCACCAGGTTGCCGTTACCGGCGTGGATGTGGGTGTTCGGGCCGGCGTTGCGGCTCGGCGGCGCAGACGGGGTGGTGCCCTCGGCCAGCAGAGTGAGCAAGCGCTGCTGTGCGGCCTGGACAGTAACGGTGCTGTCCAGCAGCAGGTCGGTCATCAGGTTGGCGTGGGTATCGCCGAACGGGGTGAACACGGCGCGAATGCCGTCGCGGCGAGTGTTCTCGGCGGCCATGACCTGGGCGCGGATGGTTGCTTCATCGGCCCCAGCGGCCGGGGTCGGCTGGGGAGCGGGAGACGGCGCGGCCGGCTGAGGGGCGGGCGGGGTACCTTGCGCGCGCGGCTGGATCAGGTTCTTCAGTGCTTCGGGCATGTGGGCGAACTCCTGCATGCGTTTGGAATTGAGCTGAGCTGCCGCGGCGAGCGGCTCGGTGAGTTGGTCGGCAAAGCCGGCCTCGACGGCCTCGCGGCCAGTCATCCAGGTCTCCTCCTTGAGAAGAGCCTTGATGTCTTCTGCGGACTTCCCGGTCTTGCTGGCGTAGGCCATGACCATGGTGTCCTCGATCTTGTCGAGCAGTTCGACGTAGCGGCGCATGTCATCGGCGTCGCCGCCGGTGATGCCCCAGGGCTTGTGGATCATCATCAGCCCGTTCTCGGGGATGTAGACGGTGTCGCAGGCCATCAGGATGACGGTCGCCATCGAGGCAGCCAGGCCGTCTACATATCCCTCGACGCGGGCCGGGTGATGCTTCAGCAGGTTGTAGATGGCAGTGCCCTCGAACACATCGCCGCCCGGGGAGTGCACGCGCAGGTCAATGCGCTGCAGGTCGCCCAGGGCCTTGAGGTCTCGAGCGAACTGCTGGGCAGTGATGCCCCAGGCGCCGATCTCGTCGTAGAGCAGCACCTCGGCGACGCCGCGAGCAGCGGCGCGGATGCTGTACCAGCTGCCCTCCGGGTGATGGTCATTCGTCAGCGCGGCGGCCACCGGCGCCAGCAGCATCGTCATCTTCTTGTGGCTGCCCATCGGCGCCTCCTGTGGTTTGGTCCTTCGCGTAGTACTGGTGGTAGGCGTCGGAGCTGAACACCAGCCCCTTGTCCCGGTTCTGCTTGATCTCGGCGGTGCGCGAGGTCTTGAGCTCCTGCGGGTTTCGGCCACGTGCGCGGGCCACTTCGGCCTCATCGGCGAAGCCGCCCTTGACCAGGGACTCCCAGGCGTTTGCCTCGTGCACCGGGTTGATCCACGGCATCACCGGGCCCTGGTAGACAGCAGCCATCAGCGTCCTCAGGTCGACGTTCGGCGGCACCACCAGCACGCCGGCGGCGATGGCCAGCGGCAGCCAGGTGCGGTACACCGGACGGCACCAGGAGTCGATGAAGTCGTGCTGCAGCTGGTCGTAACCGAGCTGCGCCTCCACCAACTCCTGGCGCTGCGCCGAGTAGGTGCCGTCGTAGGAGCGGGCGATGGTGGAGTAGGCACTCCGGCCAGCTGCCGCGACTGCGCGGAGCATGCCGTTGCGGAAGCCCTCGAGCATCGGGTTGGGCCGGTTGCTCTCGAACATGCCGATGTCTTCGCCCGGCATCAGGTCGTCGAAGACCATACCCGGCGCAATCGGGAAGCTGCCGCGGCGCTCTGGTGCGTTCTCCGCCGCATACTCGGCCGGCTCGCCCTTCTTGATGTAGAAGGCCATGGCCGCCGAGATGCGCGCGGCAATACGCTCGCTCTCCTCGTAGTCCTTGATGTCCGCCAGGCGCGTCAGGGCGGCGTGCAGCAGCGGAACTCCCCGGTTCTGCCCGATCCGCTTGCGGTAGGCGATGTGGATGATGCGATCCGCCTCTACCCGCTTGGTCTGCTGGTAGATGCCGCGTTGCAGGTCGCCGGGGTGGCTCTTCAGCAGGTGGTAGGCGCGCACGCGGCGCCAGGCGTCCCTCTCGATACCCTGGACGATCCCCTTTGCCTGGTCGTTGGCGTCGTAGGGCAGGTAGTCCGGCTCTAGCAGCTCCAGCGCGAAAGGAACCTTGGTCAGGTGGGTGTAGAAGGCCACAGGCCCCATCACCTTCTGGGCGAGGCACTCACCATCGCGCAGCCAGGTCCTGGCCACCAGACGCTCCATCTGCGGCCGGGTCAGCTCGCCCGAAGTCTCCGGGCGAAGCGACCACTCAGCGTAGGCGCGCTTTATCTCGGCGCAGAAGTCCAGATGCACGTCGCCGGCCAGGTCCAACACCAGCGGCTCGACACCGATACCCGCGCCACCCACCACCCGCTCCTCGAGGCGGTCGAAGATACCGGTGACAATGTCGTGGTTCTCATCCAGCCAGCGGCACTGCTCACGCAGCGAGCGGCCGGCGGCCTGGAGTGCGGAGTCAGCGCTGCGGCCCTCCCCCTTGGCCTTGTGCGTCCTGCTGGGCTTGGCGGCCTCGTAGGCCTGGATGATCAGGCGATGCTTCAGGCGGTGCGCGACGAAAGCTGGAGCCAGTGGCGCCAGCAGGCGATCCAGCAGGTTCACAGGAACACCGCCAGTTTGTAGGGGCCGCGGCGTCCGGCGGCTGCAGCCTCCAGGTTCGACACCTTGCGTTCCCACTCGCGGCGGCCTTCCTGAATCTCGGAGAGGTCCACCATGGTCAAAGTGCGCCCGCCGAAGCTGACGGTCTTGCCTTCGAGGATTTCCTCCTCTGCCACCAGGTAGCGCTCCAGCATGCCGCGCGCCCTCTCCAGCGGGGTCTTCTGTTTCACAGCCATGGGCCGCTCCCGGTTGTGCTCAGGAAGTCGTTGTTCACTTCCTGCGCGGTCTTCTTGATGGGTTTCTTGGCGGGCTTGCGTGCGACGACCTCCCCGGCGACCGGCTTCGCGCTGGAGCACCGGATCTTCTCCAAGTCTTCCAGGTTGCAGCCGAAGCGGGCCTGGCTGATGCGCAGCGCCGCCAGGGCGTACACGAAGCAGTCGAGCGCCTCGTTGCGCTTTCCGCCGGCATCCCAGCGAAGCTCGCGCTTGCCCTTGACCATCACCGCCTTCTTCTTCTCGGCGGTGATCTGCTTGAGCTCGTCCTCGTCGCAGATTTCGTCGTTCAGCGGGAAGTGGACGCAGCCCGGAGTGGAAACCCAGGGAATGGGCACATCGATGCGCAGGCGGCTGTAGATCAGCTCCTTCGCGTTGTCGGTGCCGACTTCGGTCTTGTAGACCCTGTTCTTGCGGCGCTTCGGGAAGTTGGCGATCGGCTTGCCGTAGGTGCTCGCACCGAAGATCGGAATCACCCAGCGCGGGCCGTGCTTGGCGCTGTCGGCCGCAACCTCGTCGGCATAGTGGCCGCCGGCGTCCCAGCACCAGCGCTCGACGCGCATGATCGTGCCGTCATCCCGCGTGAACTGCCGGTGAAGCTCCAGCGCCAGCTTGCGCCGCAGCTCCTCGCTGGCCGGATCGCCGGTGAGAATGCTTCGATGCACCAGCCAGGACTCCTCGCCCAGGCCCCATGCCCAAACGCGAACCTCGTACCGGTCATCCTGGGTGTCGATCCCGCCAGTCAGAACCAGCGCCTGAGCAGGCACCGTTGCGTAGACCTCGCGGCGGCCGTAGAGCGCTTCCCAGCCGACCTTCGGCCCTTGATCGTCGTCCCAGGTCTCGCCCCGGGTGGTGTTCATGAAGGTGATCAGCTTCTCGCGATCGCCCTTCACCTTCAGCCACTCGTCAACCAGCTTCAGCCAGGTTGACCAGGTGCTGTAGATCGCCCAGCAGTGGAAACTCACGGAGCGGGGAGTACGGATCGGCGCGTCGACCTTGTCGAACCAGTCCATAGCGTCACGGGTCCAGACGCCGGTCTCGCTGCAGATCCAGCGGCCGCTCTTCGAAGCCTCGACCATCTCGTGGTGGAAGAAGATCGCTGTGCACTTCTCGCAGACGTACCAGGCCTTGGTGGCCTCGTTGAGCTCGTTCTTCTCCCACTTCAGGCCGTGCTCGCAGTCCTTGCCGCCGAATTTCAGCGTCTGCTCATGCCGGCAGTGCGGGCACTCGATGTAGAAGCTGAGCTGGTACGGGGACTCCTCGGCAGCCTTGGTGATCTGGCAGGTGCCGGCCTTCTTCGGCGTCGAACCTCGGATGGATTTCGGGTAGACCGCGCCATCCAGGCGCTTGTCGCCAAGCGTGACCGGGTCGCCCTCCCCCTCGATGTCGGCATCGAAGTTCGACAGCTCGTCGTAGATCACCTCGTCGGCGCTCTTCTCGCGGTAGTTGCGCGAGGCCTTGCCACCGCGAATCCACAGCGTGCGCCGGTTGGTGAAGATCTTCTGGTCGAGCGTGTTGTCGCTGTGCTTGAAGCCGAACCAGGGTGCGAGCTCTCCGATCACGGCCACGTCGCGGATCAGGCCGTTGACGTGGCTCTTGCTGATGTCCTCCGCGTCCGGGTCGGACGGGCTCCACATCATCACGTTGCGGCGCTTGTGCTGGATCTTGTAGCCGATGTTTGCCAGCAGCAGCTTGGTGTAGCCGATGCGCGCCGACTTCTTGAAGTTGACGACGCGGATCAGGTCGTTGCCCATCGCGTTGAGGATGGCTACCTGAAACGGCGCAGTCGCCCAGACGCCCTCGTTGTAGGAGGACTCGGCCGACATGTAGAAATGCTTGTCCGCCCACTCGACTGCAGTGAGCGGCGGTTCTTTGTAGAGAGCCTGGAGACCGAGGTCGCACGCGTCCTGCAGATTACTCAGCCATGGACTCAAGGTACTCATCGAGAATTTCCGGAATGTGCTCGCCGAACTTGGCGGCGACGTTGCGCGCCAGGGCTAGCTCCCGCTCGATAGAGTCGAGGACCCGGGGCTCCACCTCCGGGTGTTGCCGGCTGATGGACTTGGCCACGGTTTCCAGTTTCGATCCGATCTGCGCAGCAATCCTGGCGAGCGCGAAGGTCATGAATGGCACAGGTACCAGCTGTTTGGCTCGGACCTGGTTCTTGTCCTCCTGGGCGATTGCCTGCGCTCTGGTGAGTCGAAGGCGTTCTTGGGTCAGTTTCATCTCCGCGAACGGATCGAGATCTTCCGGAAGGCCACCCTCAGGTTGTTGTTTCCGTGCCGCGTGCTCGATGCGGTTTTGCACCACATCTTGCACGCGATAGAAGGCCTCTCGACCCTCGCGCAGGACGGGTTGAACTCCCCATTTATCAAAGGCTTGCGGAGAAATCCCCAGGCTCGAAGCCATATCGGATTTGTTCAACCATCCGCGCTGCTTGGTTGTTTCGTTTTTGGCCATGACTAAACAACAACCAACCTGTGATTTTTGGTCATACATGTTTGGCGCGCGGGGCTCGAATTACCCTCATATGCCACCCCCTCCGGGAGGACCCAAGACCATAGGGGTTCTCTATCGACGGCGAGTAGCCATGGCCTGCGCCATCGCAAGCTCGAACTGGCGCGGCAGCTCACGCTGAGCGGTGCGCTCTGCGATCTCGAAGAAGTTGAGGGCCTTTCGGTACCGAGGCGTGCGACCAGCGAAGGCCAGCACCACGCGCAACCCTGGCCTGCCACTGCCTGTGCGCTCTGCCACAGCGAATGGCTCACGCTTGGCGTTGTGCATGACGAAGTAGCGCTTGGCGTTGCCCTTGGCTCTGCTGCGCTTGCTTCCTGTGGCGTTGGCGCTGTAGCCCTCCTCAGTGAAGAGCGAAGCGCCAGAGATGATCTTGTTCAGCGTGCCCTTGGGGATGTTGCCGTAGGCATCCAGCTCCATCCGATTCCCGGGGACGATGTACTGACCCTGCTTCAGCACGCCCTTGCGCCTGAGCATCTTCTCGATGCCCTTGTCGTTGCGAGGGCCGCCGTAGATCTCAGGGGTCAGCCAGGTGGAGGCAGCCCTTCCCTTGCCCCATGCACCTTCACGACCGACCACATTGCCCTTTCCGTTCACGCTACGGCCATCCTTGATCCATACCCTCGCCTCAAGCTTCTGCTTGGTAGCGGACTGGATGTAGAGGCTGTTGAGCGTGGCTGGCGTGGGCCTGTCGAACACCACACCCATCTCGGCGCGGATGTCCTCGGCCACCACTTGGGCGGTACGGGTCAGAGCGAGAGCAGTGGCGAACGGGAGCTGATTGCGCTCCAGGTCCGTGAGCCGAGCCATCGCCTGCTCAAGACCAGTCGGCTTGACCGTGATCACCGCTGGCGGCGCTCGACGCCTGACCATCCCCACTCATCGCGGAAGATGTGGCGGCGCTTCACAATGGCGAACAGGACAAGCCCAGCATGCAACAGGGTGCTATAGGGGTCGAAGTGCCACGCCTTGATTGTCACGACCAGACCACCGAACGCTCCAATGGCCACCAGGTAGAACGACAGGCACAGCACAGGATGCTCGTAGACGCTCACGGCGCGCAGGTAATCCAGCGCAGCCAGTACGACCAGGATGCACAACAGCGCAGCCAGGCCGATCAGCAGGGAGTTGATCATGGTCAGGTGCCTCTGGTGGGCGTGAACCGCTCCGCCGCAGCCTTGATGGCCGGGATGATGTTCATCGCCAGCAGGCCGATCAGGAAGGCCACGCCGTTGCGGGAGTCGGCGTCTGCCGGAAGCCCGAAGTAGTTGATGACGAAGTGCGTGGTGAAGACAGCAGAGCCGAAGCCAGTGAGAACGGCCAGGCCAGCCTCCTTGCGAGTGAGCCCTTTCAAGAAGCTCAGCGAGAGCACGGCGCCAGCGAAGCCGGCGATCGCGACGCCATACTTGGCGAATACCGCACCCGCCGCAGTCGACGTCGGTTCCATAGGTCTCTCCATGAATAAAAGGCCCCGGGAGGGGGCAAGGGCGCTGCTGCTGATGAGGGGAGCAGCGCAGAGCAAGATGGGGCGCCATGCGCCAGAAACGAAAAAGCCCCGGCGGGATGGCCAGGGCTTTGTCGGAGTCGGTCCTCGCAACGCGTAAGATCGACAGGATGGGTTTAATATCGCTCATGCGCTCACGGGTTGCAACCCGTTATGCCGCTTCGGTGAACAGCACCCCTTCGGCTTCCAGAATCTCCCCTGCGGCGATGAGCGCCTCCTCCACCATTTCATCCAGGCGCTTGCGGACATCGCCCCTCCAGCGCCGGCGAGTTTGCTCGGGCCTGGCGTCCAGATCCCAGGTGTTCATGTCGTAGAAGCTCTTCGGCAGCACGATCATGTCGCATGAGCGCTTCCCATCCACGCCCTTCATCTGCGGAATGGCCCAGGCCGTTACAGCCTTCTGCACGAACAGTTTCGGCGCGTGGCTTGGGATTAGCGGGCAGAGCCGCCCGATCGCAGCCACCTTCCTTCCCTTGTGGGTGCCGTACCGAGCGGCCAGTACATCCCAGTGCCTGGGCTTGAGCTGGCTATGCAGGCGGGCAAACACCCAGCAGTCCACGTCAGTGCGGTTCAGACCTGCCCCATCGCTGCCCATCAGCGTGGCGAAATCGTGTCCATCTTCGTGGCCAGGCCTATAGAGCTTCTGCCATGCCTGCTTGGCCGTGTTGTCGATCGTCTCTGCCGCGAGAGCGGAAACCACCGCAGCGAGTACTGATGCGTAAACCATGGTCTTCCCCCTTAATCTCCGGTCCAGTTGCCACCGCCGATCCCGGCGGGGTTCCTCTTTCCTCTGTAATCCTCGTGCGGGCCGCCCTTGCTCTGCTGGCTGCCTTCTAGTTGCGCTATCCGGCGGTCCCGCTGATTGAGGCGAAGGCGCAGTTGCAGCACCAGCACCTCGGCAGGCAGTGCCTCGCCTGTGTCCTTGCTCACCATCCCCGAGGCGCCGCAGGTGTTGCACTTGATGTCGTGGAAGATTCCTCTCGTCCACCCCTGGCCAGCGCAATCGGGGCAGGCAGCCAGGTCGATCACCTCCAGCCTCCTACCTGGCCCATGACGCTTCGGGATCACCCCTTCACCGCCTGGGTGGGCGGCATGGCCATGTAGCCGTTGATGACCTCGATCGCCTCATTGATCCCCCGGCACACCAGGGCCATGTACCCCTGCAGCTCAACGCTCATCAGGTACGACTGTTGGCTGTCAGTAACCGGCGAGTCGTGGGGCGGGGTCGCCTTGAATTCGATGTACAGGCCGAAGTAGCCGCCACGGGCCATCGGCAGCACGATGTCGCTGACGCCAGCCTTCACGCCCTGCCCCTTCAGTTTCGCAGCGACTGCCTTGACGCGGTGGCCGCCGTTCGGGACGTGATAGGCCAGCTTGAAAGCCTGCGGGTGCTGGAGGGCCAGCCACTTGAACAGGGAGGCTTGTTCCTTCCCCTCGTAGTCCACGGAGGGGCGGCGGAAGGCGTGGGTCGATACCAGGCGCTTACCCGACATGAGCCACCTCCCGCGCCAGCTCGCGCTCGATCCACCTGGCGGCGCCAATGGCGGTGGGGAAGACACCGAAGCTGCGGCCATCCGCCATCCGGGTCCTGTACATCCAGCACGGGAAGCCGTCCTGAGTGCCGAACTCTGCAATCACCGCGTGGCCGTCCTTCTCGTGCCGGTACTGCTCCACACGGACCCAGCCCAGCGCCACCAGCTCGGGGTCGTGCATCTTGAGGTTCACCGTGTAGCCGTCCGGGTGGCGCTTGTGAGTAAGCGGGCTGATCCCGCGCCAGCGCCTCACGCCATCACCTCGTCGCCATCCAGCCAGGCCAGGAAGCCGGCGGGGATGTCATGGCCTTCGGTGGCGAGGATCTTGGCGCACTCGGCGAGGAGGTCGTCCTCCCTGCCGTAGCGCGCTACGAATCGCGCTTTGTTGTGATGTAGCGCGACACCCTCGCCGCCGGTCTGGTGGTGCGGGCCGCACAACGGGATCACGTTCCAGTGCGCGCCCCGCTTCGTGCGCCCGTCGATGTGGTGGATGCTGCAGTGGGTGTTGCCCAGGCGCCCGTCCTTGCGGCAGGCGATGCATCCAACCTCGCTCACCAGCTTGTCGTGCCAGCGCTTCTGCTCGGCGGTTACTGCCCTTCCCTGCATCATGCCGGCACCGCCTTGGCTTCCTTGTGAGCCTGGATCAACCCCTCGATGTCATCGCGCTCGTTGGTGTAGGCGAACGGGGCGCTGCCACCAGGTGCGGAAATCGTGTAGCGGTTGTTCGGCAGCCGGCACAGCGCGACGGTGTAGCCGCACTCAGTGATCCAGCAGTCGTTGATCGGCTTGTTGTCGCGGTCGCGCTTCTGGCGCCAGCGAAGTTTGTCAGCCATGGTCGGCTCCTTGTGCTTCAGCCATCCGAGCCGCGTGCCGGGCCTTCAGGCGTTCGTCGTACTGATTCAGCTCCTCGCGGCGAGCTCGGGCGCGGGCGCCCTTCTGCTCTGCCAGGGACTTCTTCAGCTCCAGCAGGCGCTCACGGAGCTGGGGGGATGGGTTTCCGGTGTGGCCAGTGAGCAGGCCGGCGATGGCCGCTCCGTCCTGACTAACCGGTACGCCCTGTTCACGGAGGTCGGCGAGCAGCTGCTGGCCAACGGGGGCGGGAAGGCGCTGAAGGAGCACCGCCTGCTCCACCGCCAGAGCCCGACGCTGCAGGTCATAGCCGATGGAGAGCGACCACTTGACCGGCTTGCCCTCTCGGCGCGCTGTCTCCACCAGGCGGTCATAGGCGCTGAGGAACGACATCCGGGCGCCCACCTTGTCGCGCATATCCAAGCTGGCCTTGGCCACCTGCAGCGCGGCCAGAATCTCCTCGGTCAGCATCACCGACTCGAACTCGTCGGAGGCGGCCAGGGCGATGGACCAGGCTTCGTCACGCCCAGGGCGGCCATCTGCGGCCTGCACACGCTGCAGGATCGCGCCGATGGTGAGCTTGCCGGTCACCTCACGGCGGCAGGCCTGCAGCGCCGCGACCACCACCGGCTCCGGGTAGCCCTTCAGGTCGTCGATCATCATCAGCCCGGCGGCCTGGGTCAGCTCCTGCCCCATGGCCTCAGCGGTGGCGAACAGCGACACCAGCAGTTGGTCTTCCTGGTCAGGCGTTAGCACTGGCTGCCCTCCTCTCGCGCTGGACCTGCAGGGCGGCCTGGGCGGCGCTCATGTTGGCCTGGGTCTTCTCGGCCTGCTGGGCGGTTCGCCCGGTTACCTGGGTCTGGGTGGCCCAGGCGGTGCGGTAGGCCTCGGCCTTGGCCAGCAGCTGGCCGAACTCGTGGTAGCAGCGCATCAGGTACGAGTCGTTGATCCAGACGAAGTAGGCGGCCACCGCCGGCGCTTCTTCGGCGCCGAGGCGCTTCAGCAGGTCCCCGACCTGGGCGTTGACCTTGGCGTTGCGAACCGGCTTGGAGTTGTATCGCTCGAGGTACGCCGCCGAGTAGGCATTCCAGATCGCCCTGCAGGCTTCCTGGCGAGCCAGCTCCGCTTCCTGGCTCTCAGCCTTGGTCGGCCGCTTGCCCTTCCGCTGGCCGGCCGGGACGGTCGGCAAAGAGGATTGCGGTTCTTCTGACGGTTCTCTTTTGGTTCTATTACGGTTCTGGGTGCAGCTGCTGCGGGGGTGGGGTGCACCATCTGCGGGGGTGGGGTGCAGCTCCTGCGGGGGTAGGCCCGCACCATCTGCGGGGGTGCAGATGCTGCGGGGGTGCAGCTGCTGCGGGGGTGCATATGCTTCGGGGGTCACCGTGTACACGGTGGAGCGACCGGTGCGGTCACTGGTGGCCAGGGCCCCAACACTGCACAGCCACTTGATAGCCCCCTGCACTGCACGCTCCGACAGGCAGGTGCGCAGCGAGATGTTCGATACCGACGGCCAGCACACGCCCTCGTCGTTGGCGTTGTCAGCCAGCGAGATCAACACGGCTTTCTGGGTGGCCGTCATTCCCTGGAGCGGCCAGCAGGCCGACATGATCACGGTGCTCATCAGGCCACCTTCACCGAGGCTTCCAGAACATCCAGCGCCTCACGGGCACCAGTGATCTCCCGGTGGATCATTTTCTTTTCCATCTCGGTGACTCGATTGTCGGCCAGGGCATCCGCAACGGCGCGAGTAACGTCCGCTACCTCGGCGTGCATGCTGAGCACCGCGCTCGACAGCGCCTTCGCCTCGGCCTCCTCCTTCGGCTGGAGACGGAAACCGAACTCGTCCGCCAGCGCCGCCAGGGCACGGAAGTCCTGCGTGTGCAGCAGCATCATGTAGAGGTGGTTGATCGTGAGGCGGTGGGCGTCGTTGTCCGGGTTGGCGCGCTGCAGCAGGCTTACATGCGGCAGGCCCATCTGGGCCGCCAGCTGCTTCGCGTCGTTGTCCTTCACCGTGTCATGGCAAGACCGCAGGAACCTGTCCATCGTAAAACCTCGCTCTTCTTTCCGTGGCGGCGCGCTACGTGGCACGCCATCCTGTATTCGTGGATGACGTGCTCAGGCGACGCCTTGGAGAACCTTGTGAGCCAGCTCGAGCAGATCGGGGCGAAGGCCGGCAATGGTGATCTCGCCCTTGGAGGCGACCTGAAGGCGCTCGGCGAGATCCGCCGAAGCCTTGCGGTGCCCGCCGGCGAGTTGCCAGAGGTGCCCGACGGTGGTGCCGGCTTCTTTGGCGACCGACTCTCGGACCTGGGCTGGAGCCCTCGCGAGCCAGTCGCGCAGGTGGTCATTCATGAAGGATTCCTCCTGTTTCAAGTAGGAGGAAATTTAGCTCACGGCTAATGCGCGAGCAAGGTAAATTTAGCCGTGCGCACATTTAGCACGGAGCTAAAGGATGGCAACATCGTCGAATGGACATCTACGCAATTCGCAAGCAGAACCTCATCAACCTCATCGGCACGCGTCGCAAGAACGCATGCGCGCTGAAGTGGGAGATGGCGCCTGCACACCTGAGCCAGATCCTGTCGGATCGCACTGAGAAGAATCTGGGCGACGACGTGGCGCGCCGAATCGAGAGTTTGGAAGGCCTGGAGCGGGGCTGGATGGATCAGCTTCGGGAGCCGGAGGGTTTAGTCGAGGCACCGCATGCGGGCGGAAAGACCCCTGCTGACCTAGTTCGCGCCATGCTCGCCACCAAAGCCGGGAAGGCGCTGTCGAAGGAAGCCCAGGAGCGCCTGCTGGGCGCCGCCGAGGATCAACCCGCCTCCACCTTCATCCAGGCACCAGCGCCAGCGACGAAGGGCGAGATCCTTATCCCTCAGTACGACATCCGCGCGTCCATGGGCCACGGCCAGGTAGCGCCCGACTATGCCGAGGTCGTCCGGAACGTCATCGTCAAGGAGTCCTACCTCCAGGAGAACGGGATCACCTTCACCTCCCCTGCCCACCTGGCCATGATCACCGGCTGGGGGCAGTCCATGGAGGGGACCATCAACGACAAGGACCCGCTGATCGTCGACCGCGGCGTCAACGAGTTCGTCGGCGACGGCATCTACGTCCTCACCTGGAACGACCACCTGTACATCAAGCGCCTGCAGATGGTGAGCAAGGACACGATCGAGCTGATCTCGGACAACCCCAAGCACAAGGACCGCGAAGTGCCCCTGGACTCCGTGACCATCCATGCCAGGGTGCTGCTGATCTGGAATGCCAAGAAGGCGTAGGCCATAGAATTCGTTCTGATTGCAGGCGATAGAACAAAACATCGGACGAGCGGAGCATATGAGCGACGAAGAAAAGCAAGATGGCGGCCCTGAACAGCTTGGCGGGCTGATAGGTGAGAACCTTGGGAAGCTGATATTCCTAGGAATCCTCCAGACCCGAGCGATAATGGCCCTGTCGAATGCCCTAGAAAATGACCAAACTGTTTCGGCATCTACGCGAGAGATCGCAAGGCGAACCATGTCATCGACTGACGACATGATCAGGCAGATTGAGGGGTTAACAAAAGGGATTGATCTTCAAGGGATTTTTGATCGTGGCAGAACCTGACGTTTCTTTTCTCGAAAAGCAGATTGAATTACTGAAGGGCCAGCGCGACAGAATCCAAGATACGACAGGCTATGGCGGCGGCCAGCCTCCGGGAGGTAGTCACTTGGAGAAACGCGTTGAAGACCTTGAGAAGTCCAATCGAGAAATCAAGGATATCCTCTACAGGATTGAGCTGAAGATTGACTCACTGGACAAGAATATTGCCACTAAGGCAGACGTGGTGGTGCTCGCCTCCAAAGATGATGTTACCAAGTTCGCCACAGCCTCAAGCAAGGACATCCAGGATATGGGGGTATCCCTTCGCAAGGAAGTGAACGACCTTTCCTCCTCTCTTCAGTCGAAGATCAGCGACCAGTCGTGGCGGTATCTCACTGTCGCAGTGAGCCTGGCAACGCTCGCCTTCCTGGCGGCGCGATTCGTCAAAATATAGACCTGGCCGAATTCAATCAGGGGGGGGGCGACATGCTAGAAAGACGCTTCATCCCGCGCGACGGCAAGCACCTCGTCTACTCCGGAAAGGCGTTCGTGTCCTTCACCTCCCTTTCCAGCAACGAATCCATCGAGATCGATGACATCCAGCTCCTGCAGCTGGAGAACGGGATCTATGAGCTCCAGAGCCAGAAGCAGGCCGTGGCCTTTCGCATCCTGATCACCACCGATTCAGGCAGAGCATGGGGAGGGATAGTCGTGGAGCAGGTGCCTGGGGCTACCAGGTTCGTGAGGAGATGACGAGTCAGGCTCTACCTGGGTTACTATGCGCCGATAACTCCAACTGGACTTAACAATGGCTCATAGCGACTGGATTGTATTCGTCGATGAAAGCGGCGATCACAGCCTTAGCTCTATAGACGAAAACTATCCGGTCTTCGTATTGTCATTTTGTGTAATACGCAAAGAAGAGTACATTGAGAAACTCTCAAAAGATGTAAAGAGACTCAAGTTCGACTATTTCGGACATGACAAAATCGTGTTTCACGAATCCGAGATAACTCGCAAGAAAGGCGCGTTTGCCAAAGTATCCCAAGAAGACCGCCAGCAGATAATGGCTAGATTGAGCCAAATTATTGCTGAAACGGACTTCAAAATATTCGCAGTTATTATCGACAAGGTAAGACACAAGGCAAGATACCAGAGGCCGGCGCATCCGTACCACCTAGCCATGCAGTACGGTCTAGAAAGGATTTATGGGTTTCTCAACAGCATCAACCAGCACCAACTAGAAACTCATTTTATCTTCGAGGCGAGAGGCTCCAAAGAAGATCTCGACCTAGAACTGGCATTCCGAAGAGTTTGCGATGGCGATAATTATTCAGGAGTAGGATACCCCTTCGGTATAATAATTGCCGACAAGAAGACGAACTGCGAAGGTATGCAAATCGCTGACCTAACCGCTCGACCAATAGGGCTTTCTGTTATGCGACCAGGGCAGCCCAATAGAGCATACGAAGTTCTAAGTAGAAAGATGAATCGATACGGCAGGAAGGTTTTTCCATAGCCAAAAAAGCGAAGAGCCCCTGGACAAGTCCTAGGGGCTCAGCGCCGGCCGCGTAGTCGCAACCCACTTTCTCTGCAGTTCCGCCTTGCTCTCGCAATGCGATAGTCACCGCTTGAGATAGTATCGCTTACGCCACCACCATCATCAAGGGCCATATCACTTTTCTTGCGCGTTGTCACGGCGCGACCGCCCGAGCGATGAAAGCCTAAGCCTCATCCGGCTCCGCCGTCGCATCCTCTTCGTTCATGTTGTCCCAATAGGCCATGGCGGCTTGCTCTGCAGCTGACTGCAGCCTGACCAGCAGGTCTACGTTCTCGACCTTGCGCATGTCCGGGTCCTTCTCCATGTAGTCGTGCACTTCCTTCCAGGCTGCGGCGGCAGCCATGGCCAGGCGCATGTGGCGCTCTCTACTCGTTTCGAACATGGCGCGCTCCGGTGGTGTGCCTCACCGGTAGACCGGCGTCCTTGCTGCACGCTCCTGCGCGGCCCTGGTCTACCCTTCCAGCACCATTTCGAGGGGATCGCCATGTGCGGACGCGTCGCCCAGTACATGAGTTGGGCCGAGATCTACCACCTCCTGAACATCCACAGCCTACCTCCGGGCACTCCGCTAGAGCCGCGGTTCAACGTCGCGCCCACCACCCAGGTCCAGGTCGTGCTGCCGCTCGAGGACCATGCGCGCGTGGCGCCGGTGCGCTGGGGCTGGCGGCCGCATTGGGCTACTGATCGAGCAGCACCGATCAACGCCCGCGCCGAGAAGGTGGCGCACGGGCCGTTCTTCCGCGCCATCTGGCCGCATCGCATGCTGTGCCCGGTGTCGGGCTGGTTCGAGTGGGTCGACGAAGGTGGGCCGAAGAAGCAGCCCTACTTCATTCGTCGCCGGGATGGTGCGCCGACCCTATGCGCATCGATCGGTCAGGTGCATGACGAGCCGCGTGATGACGACGGTTTCGTGATCATCACCGCCGACGCCCTGGGCGGTATGGTCGATGTGCACGACCGCCGGCCGGTGGCGTTCTCCCCTGCCCTCGCTCGGGAATGGCTGGACCCGGCCACGCCTCGCGAGCGCGCCGAGGAGATGCTGGCCGCCGGCGAAGGTCCGGATGTGTTCGAGTGGTATCAGGTAGACCGCGCCGTGGGCAACGTGCGCAACCAAGGCGCGCAACTGGTGGAGCCGCTGCCCGTCGGGTGAGAGTGGCTGAACTGCGGCGGCGGGCGGATACTGTATATCCATACAGCAATCTTATCCGCACCATGGACAAACGCGATATCCGAGAACGCCGCCGATTCCTGCTCGACAATTGGCAGGGTGCGCTCGATGACAGTTACACCTTTCGCTACAGCCCTGACGCCCACTACCAGGCCCTGCTCGACATCGCTGACGAGTTCTACCACTCCGGAGTGATTGGGCTGGGGCATCGCCAGGAGCTGGTAACGCGTGCACTGGGCGCCTACTCGTTCCACGTCGAGGAAGGGATAGCCGCAGAGGCCTACTTCAACCCCCGCTTCTACTACGAGCTGCTGGAAGGCGACCAGTTGCTGGGCACCGTCCTCGAAGGCCATATCACGGGCCTGACATACAACCGCCTCGGCGTCATCTGGCACGATTGGGTCGATGGAGCCTGGCACTACCAGATGAAGGACACCGACCTGAATGTGCTCGGCCGGGTGGAAGGGCTGCAGGTCATTCGCCCTGGCCTGGCTCCGCTGACTCTTCGTTGTGTCGTGCCGCCCAAGTACGAGTTCAGGGACTGGCGCGAGACAGTGCTCGCGCCAGAACGGCCATAATCAGAAGGGGGCCGGCATCTCCGCCGACTCCCGCCACAGCACCTTCAACTCCTCCTCCTCGACCTCCGGGTCGCCCTCCTCCTGCTGCGCCCACTGCAGCGTCACGGTGCCGTCGTCGTTGAAGGTCATCTCCAGGCCATCCGTTTCGCCGAGCAGCTCCAGCACCTCCTCCCACGCCTGATCCTCGTCCGCATCCAGGCGGTGAATCGTCACGCGCCGATTCAGCTGCGCGGAAGGCGAGTTGATCATTTCCGAGACCCTCAAGCCCAGGCGCTCGCGGCTGGTCATCACGCGTCGCTCGGTCTGCTTCTGCTGGTTCTGCTTGGCCATTGGCTTACTCCTTTGTACTGGATATTCGTACAGTAATAGCAGTTTGCTAAGTACGGCAATAGGGCGAACGTCGAATTCGAGAACAAGAAAAAATTTAGCTGCGAGCTATTGCCAACTATTTAGCCCGAGGCTAAATTTAGCTCACGCCAGCAGAACACCGCCGGCACACAAGCCGGAGTCTCACCGGCTACCACGGCCCAGGGGAATCGAGGTCCAGGCCCCGAAGAGGGATCGACCTGCTCCATACCGGAGAGCTCTCAACCATCAAGCCAAAAGGAGGAAACAGCCCATGCAGCAATAAGCCCTGCCGACAGATCGGGTCGGCCAGTACGCATAACGGAAAGCATCACTGAAGCCGCTTCGCTGAGGCGGCTTTGGGATGACAACAGAGGATGAAGCCATGACCACGATCATCAAGGACACCTTCGCAACTGGCGCCGCAGTAAGCATGGAAATGGACAAGGACGCCGGGGATCTCTTCGTTTTCCATTGCCCCGCTGGTCAGGGCTGCAAGGTAAGCAAGTGGCCTCTGGACAGCTACCACATGCCGATCGCGATGGATCACTACGCGCGGTGTTGCGAGCTGGAAGCTCAGTGCGCGGAAGAAGCTGCGTAGCGGTTATGACCAGGGCCGCAAGGCCCTGGCTGCATCGGTGGGTGATCTGAATCCTGCCGCCAAGCAGCACAGCTTCCATGCAGCGAGGGCCGAGCAATGAACAGGCCTGATGCCGGGTTTGGCTCCGGCCAGATCACCCAACTGATGTAGCCCATCCCAACGAGACCAAGAACATGACCGAGCAGACCCTTTCCCAGCTCCTGCAGGAGCGTGTTGCCGTGTATGCGGGCAGTGACCGTCCGCGCGAACTCATCGACCAGGGCATCGACGAGATGTTCAAGACCCTGGTCAAGGACATGTGCCGCTCCTACGGCGACCTGAGCAAGGCCATTGAGGGCGCTATCAAAGCAGCGCTCCCGGCCAACGTCGGCGACGTATTCGAGCTCACCAAGTACAACGCGATGATCGCGGCGCAGTTGAAAGAGCGCTGGGAACAATCGGTGTTCGCAGAGCACCTGCTGAAGCAGGCAGACGAATCGATTGCTCAGTTGCTCAGCGGTGAAGGCCTAATAGCCGGGGAAGTTTCTCTGCGATCGCTGCTCGAGGAGTTCGTCGACGCCAACAAGGAGAAGGCCGCCGAAGAACACTGGGAGGCGCCCGAGATTCGCTTCGAGGAGGAAGAACGGTATCGGAATAAATTCCTCTCAATCTTTTTCGATCCACAGCCGGAGAGCAGCTATCGCAGCGACTCCTTGTATAGCGGTGGGCGATCAGATTTCAGCCTGAAGCATCGAATCTGCGTCTCGCTGACTGGCGAGGAGCGTCCCGCACAGAACGAGTGGGGCAGCCCTATCAGGGTTGGCGAGGTCTACTACGCGCACATCGACGACAAGAAGATGGCTCTGAGCATGAACCTCCGCTCGAAGTGGGAGCGGATCCTGGCCAGCCTCTACTACGGCAAAGCCAAGCTCCTTGTGGATTGCGACCCGGACGACTTCAGCTACGGCTTCGATTAAGCCTCCTCCTTCCCCGAACCGACACGGGGCGCCACCGCGCAACGCATGACGCCGCGCGCGGGGCAACAACGAGAGCACGAGCGGCACCGGCACCCAGGTGCAACAGCGGAGGGCGCGGCCATGAAGTAACTCATCTACCGGAACGGAGGCAGGGCTGACCGGCATCGCTGGCCAGCCCTTTTTGTTGAGTCCATACGCCGCCGGCCATGCCGGATAGGCCTTGCGGAAGTGTCTGCTTCCGGTGAGGCCGGCGACCTATGCACGCAACCCAATTACGAGGCCCATCGCATGACTGCGAAATCCTTCAAGCAGATGATCAAGGACGGCGAACTGAAGCGCGCAGACGCGATGAAGGCTCGCCTGGAAGACCTCCACGAGGAGCCGGGTTTCAACCTGCGCGCCGAGGGCGAAGACCTCGAGCAATCGATTGCGGCGCTCGCCGAGTACCTGCACCAGGGTGGAGTGGTTCCTCCCTTGGAGGTTCGCCCGCGCGCAGAGGGCGGCATGTGGGTGGTGGACGGCCACCGACGGCGCCGCGCCTACCTGAAGCTGGACGCCGAGGGGCGCCTGCCGCGTGATGACTCTGGCCAGGCCTGGATCGCCATTACCGCCTTCACCGGCAACGACGCCGAGCGGGTGCTGCGCGTCATCACCAGCCAGGAAGGGCGAAAGCTCACGCAGTTGGAGCTGGCCGAGGGCTACAAGCGACTGGCTGCCTTCGGGTGGAGCAACGAGCAGATCGCCCAGAAGATGGGTCGCACCCGCCAGCACGTTGACCAGGTGCTCACTGTCGGCAACGCCAACACCGATGTGCAGCAGCTGGTCAAGGACGGCGCGGTATCCGCCACCGTGGCCGCGAACACTGTGCGCAAGCACGGAGACGAGGCCGGTAAGGTCCTGCAGAGCACGCTCGACAAGGTGAAGGCAGCAGGGGCAACCAGGGTCACGCCCAAGGCAATGAAGGGTCCGGAGATTCCCCGCGCTCTGCTGGAAAGCCTCTACGCGTCCTGCAAGTCGATTGCGGACAGCCTCCCCGAACAAGTGCGCACCGCCATCGGCGAAGGCGCCGAGATCATCACCGTCACCCTCAAGGCGAAGCAGCTCGAGCGCTTCACCGATCTCGTTCGTCAGTCCACGGAAGCCATCGAAGGCTGAAGGAGTGAACCATGCAGCAGCGCCAGCACCAGGCCGCCGAAATCGAAGAGTTCGCCGGCAAGAACATCCGCGAAGCCGCAGCCCTCGCCGAGCGCTATGGCTACTACCGCCCCGTTTTCACTGAGCACCTCGGCAGCCTCTGGGTGCTCGGCTTCAAGCGCCACCAGGCGCAGCAGGTGGCGTGATGCTCTCCACTGGATGCATCCGCAGCCACGAGCAGCAGGTGGCCATGCTGGGCAGCGCGGCAGGCATTGACCCCGAACGTTTCCCGCGGCGCTACGCCCTGGCCAAAGCGCGAGGCGAGCTGAAGAAACACCTCAAGGCCCTCGCCCTGGCCGACAGGCAGCCAACCCCGCAGGAACGACGGTACGAGGAGGCCATGGCCAAGCTGCCCACGATTCGCGAACTGGCGGCGTGCTACACGCTCACCACCGTGGCGGAGAAGGTTGGGATCGACAGGCGACGCCTGGCTCTCTTCGCCCAGGACCACGGGATCGAGTTCCAGGATGGCCGGAACACCTCCCACCTGGAGCGGTATGAGGTTTACAGGGAGAAGCTGGAAGCCTATCTGGCCATCGGGCTGACTCGCCTTGAAGCCCGTCGGGCATCGCGCCTAACCGACGGTGTGTTCCTCAGGGTCTGCAAGCACTTCAACCTGCAGTTCCCGGAGAAGCGCTGAACATGGCCAAAACCAGTAAGGAACGATCAGCCGACGCAGCAGCGCGGCGCAGGGAGCGCGGAGAGGTTGAGCTTCGCCACCGCGTGCGGCCAGGCATCCTGTCGATGCTGCGAGACCTCATGAGCTGGGGCGCGATCAGCGAGATCGCCGAGTGCATCCAGCTGCTGATCATGAACATCCATGCCCTCGGGCCAGAGGGCGCCAAGCGGTTCCTTTCTGTGCCGCGCCACGAAATCACCATATCGGAGAACGTGGCGCGGAAACTGAGTAAGGCCGGTGCGGAAGAAGCGGCCAGGATTGACCGTGAAGATGACTAAAAGCCCTTCAATGTGTCACGCAGGACCTGCTCAGCTATGTCAGCGGCCTGCTTCTGCACTTCCGCTTCCGTCACCTCGCGATGACATTTCGCGCATTTGCTCCCGATGAAATCTTCGAAGTCGTCAATCGGCTTCTCGCTTTCAAATTCAGTGGAACCGCATACGCACCGAAAGCTGTAATCACTCATCACCTCTCCTTATGCCGGCCCCTCGCCGGAATCCAAAACCTACCCCACCCCATCCATCCGCACCAGCGGAAAGGATGCGATCGACCTGGAGAAAGCATGACCAAACCAGTGGCTGTGCTGTTCGCCCGTGCGGACAGCATCTACAAGACGCTGCCCGGATGTGACGTGTACGACATCGAAAGGGACGCCAGGACGTGGCGTGGTGGATCGCCAGTGGTGGCGCACCCACCATGCCGTACCTGGGGAAGACTGAGGCAGTTCGCCAAAGGGCGGCCGGACGAGAAGGCTCTCGGGCCCTGGGCAGTCGAACAGGTCCGCATGTGGGGGGGCGTGCTGGAGCATCCGGCAGAAAGCTCGCTGTTCAACCACTGCCGCCTCCCTCATCCCGACGAGTTCCCCGACGAGTACGGCGGCTGGACAATCGAGATCGAGCAGTTCCACTGGGGCCACAGGGCCGAGAAAGCGACGTGGCTCTAAATCGTTGGCTGCACTCCTGACGCACTACCGCCGATACCGCGTCGACCTGGAAGGCCAACACACTGTGTTCGGCCAACAAAGAGCTATCCGCGACTGCCGTCGATAACCAAGGCAGAGCGCGAACACACTCCAGCCGCCCTGGCTGAATGGCTCGTCGAGCTCGCCCGCCGTACCTCAGTAGAACACCGACTCACAGCCTAACCCACCCCATCCCCAACCCACTCTGCGCGCAGCGCTGGAGGGAAGAATCGTGTCCGATATGAAAACTGTACGCACCTCCGAGCTGATTGGCGCGCCGCTGGATTGGGCTGTCGACGCGGTAGTGTCCGGAAAGCCGCTGGAGGTGCGCCACCACAAGAGCGGTAATGGCGACTGGGCGTTCTTCCACGATGGAATTCCTTACCAGCAGGGGCCGGCGCCGTACTCCACCGACTGGAGCCAGGGAGGGCCGCTGATCCACAAGCACGCCGTCGCGCTTGAGCCTGCTGACAAATATGCCGAATACGGCAACGACTGGATGGCGGAAATGGTCGGCCATGATAGTGATCTGTACGTCGAGGCCGGACCAACGCCTCTGATCGCCGCCTGCCGCGCCATCGTAGCCGCCAACCTCGGCGACGAAGTCCAGATCCCTGCGGAGCTGCTGCCATGACCGGCCTCTCCGAATCCGCCACACAGCGGCGCATAGACGCCCTGTGCTGCCCCGCCAAGCCCCGATACCTCAACAGGAACACGCATAAGCGCTACCGCGTCATCGCCGACGACGGCCAGCAGTGCGAGCTCCAGGGCATCGACATGAAATCCACCTACGCCAGCCACGAGGCGCTGGCAGACAAGAACGTATGGGAGCGTATTCCATGAGCGAAGAACTGAAGCCGTGCCCGTTCTGCGATGGTCCGGCAGAGTACGACCATGACGACAATGGATACGTCTGGTTGCGGTGCCGAAATTGCGGCGTCAGTACTGATACGGCCACGCACGGCAACACCGACGCGCGCGTGAAGTTGGCAGTCATGTGGAACCGCCGCGCCACCCCTCCCGCCGCGCAGGTGCAGGGGGAGCAACTCGAAAGAGAGCGCCGCGAAATCGTCGGAACGATCATCGCCAGCGAACTGCGCCTGATGGTGTACCTGCTGCGCGAGATAAGCGAAGCCGGTTGGGCCACGCCGGTTTCGAAGTTTGCGGAGGAAATCGAAAAGCGCCTAGCGGGTTATGAGGAGGCCAAAGAGCACGCGCGTTCTGTTAACCCCCCACATCCACTGGCCGCGCTCTCCGCCCCGCCTGCTGCTGACATGACCGATGCCTACGTCGGCGCTCGCGAAGATGTGGCCATCTGGAAGCGCCGCGCGCTGGAGGCTGAAGAGAAGGTTCGCGTGCTGGATCAGCGCATCGACCAGCTCGTGCTGGATGCTCAGGGCGAAACCCGCATGGGCGAGCCACGCATAGCCCCGCCTGCTGCTGGGGTGCCGGAGGGGTGGAAGCTGGTGCCGGTGGCTCCTACGCCCGAAATGCTTGAGGCAGGCGATGGCTATTTAGGCACTCCGGCCACATACAAAACCATGCTATCCGCTGCCCCGCAGCCGCCTCACTCCATGCCGATTACAGCAGAATTCTCGCAGTTCCTGAGCGCCGTGATGGATGCAGCTGGCTTGGTTCGGCACGGTCGGCGTAGCAAGGAGCTTTCCGAGTACCTGGGTCAGCAGTGCATGAAGTATCGGGCGGGATTCGCCCCCACCCCGCCTGCATCCGAACATCAGCAGGCTGTCGTGATGCCGGAGCGCAAGCAGTTCCAGGACCCTGACAGTTTCGCAACGATGCCCGAGTGGTACGCCCGCCAGCACATAGAGGCTTCTGCCCATAACGCCTGCCTCGACGAACTCCTGCGCCTGAACCCGCACCTGGCAGGTGTAAACCAGGGGGTTACAACTGAGGCTGGGAATGGGGGTGATGCATGAGCGAGAAGATCAAGCCGTGCCACTGCGGCCATGAAGGCGAGTTGATGGGGATGCGGCACTCCGGGTTTCTGAGCCTCACCTGCCCGAAGTGCAACCGCACCGTGGAGGCCTTCTCCACCGAAGGTCTGGCCCAGGCCTGGAACAAGCCTGCTCCCACCCCGCCCCAGGAGAACGACCGATGAGCGATGTGAAGCTATACACGACGAATGAGGCGTATGCCTTACTGCCGTACGGCGCAAGGGTCGTCTCCGAAGCCGACTACGACGCCCTGCGTGAGGTCGCGGAAGGTGCTGAATCACAGGCGCAGTATCAGCGGGAACGAGCAGAGCACTTCCAGGCCGAGCGCGACCAGCTCCGCGCCGAGCTCGCCGCGATCAGGGGGCAGGAGCCGGTGGCGTGGATGGACGAAGATGGGGCATTACACACGACGATGGAGAGTGCGCACTTTCGAGGGGCGCCTGTCACCGCGCTCTACGCCCTCCCACCCCATCAGCCCGACGCGGTAAGCGTGCCGAGGGAGTTGCTGGAATGGGCTGTAGAACGATGGCACGCAGAGGTCAGTCAGCGGCCGCTGGCGAACGTGCATCGTCGCACGCTGGATGACACATGGCGGCAGATCATCACGAGACTGGGCGGGGACCACGGCCTGCTTTGCGGCCCACGACATGACGACATCCTCTCCACCCGCCAGGCTGAGGAGGGGGAGTGATGCAGCTCAACCTCCTAACCCACGAATCCAGGATGGAAGATGCAGAGCTGATCACCGTTCCCCGCGTCGAGTACGAGGCTCTGCGGCAGTTCTACGAAACGCACATCGGTGTGCGCGTGGCGTTCACTGATAGCGATGTGCACAAGGCCATTGCCGCGCACAACGTCGCAGAGCGCGCCCTGTGGCAGTTGCAGAGCGAGTCCGAAAAATGGCGATCCCGCGTCGAGATCGTCACGCCTAAGGCCGAGTAACCCACCCCTACCCCACCACAGCCTGCCGGCAATGACCGGCGGGGAGGTATTCCTATGTCCCTCATGACCCTTGAAGAGTGGGCGGCGGAGCAGTTCCGCACCCCGCCTAGCGCCAACACTTTGCGGAAGTGGGCCCGGGAGGGCCGCATATCGCCAGCGCCGCGCAAATGCGGACGCAGCTACTATGTGGAGTCCGAGGCCCACTACTCCGAACCGGCGCCAGCACCACGCGTGCCTGGCGGAACACTGCTCAGCCGCATCGAGATCGCCCGCCATGGTGCCAAGGCCGCGTAAAGCAGGATCGAAAGACCTGCCCGAGAACCTCTACAAGAAGACCGACAAACGCAACGGCAAGACGTACTACACCTATCGCGACCCGGTTTCGGGTCGCTTCTTCGGCCTGGGTACCGACAAGACCCTGGCCGTCTCGGAGGCCATCAGCGCCAACCTGAATGCGCAGCCTGCCGTTCCGACACTACAAGCCCGCATGGAGCTGCAGCCGCAGAAGAATGGCGGCCGGTTCGCGGCCTGGATTGAGGAGTACTTAGTGCTGTTCGCCGAACGAGGACTATCTGACGCGAGCATCAAGAACGGGAAGATGCACCTGAAGAGGCTAGTCGCCCAGTTTGGGCACCTAGACATGCGAGAGGTGTCGACCTTCGCCGTCGCGAACTACCTCGGCAGCCTGGCAAAGGAAGGGAAGGCGCAGATGGCTCGAGCCATGCGGTCGAGGCTGAGTGACGTTTTTGCGGAGGCGATTGCGGCGGGGTGGTGTGAAGCGAACCCTGTCGATGTGACTAAGGCAGCGCGGGTGACGATCAAGCGCGAGCGCCTGACGCTGGAGATGTGGCTCGCCATCTACGGCGAGGCCAAGCAGGAATGGCTGAAGCGCGCCATGGAGTTGGCGCTGCTCTCTGGCCAGCGGCGGGAGGATGTGGCCGGGATGATGTTCAAGAAGGTGGAGGAGGATTTCCTACATGTGGTCCAGCTCAAGACCGGCGCCCGGATCAGGCTGAGCACATCAATACGTCTGGACTGCATCGGCCTGGACCTGGCAGCGGTAATCAAGCGGTGCCGGGACGGAGTTGTGTCGCCCTATCTGGTGCACCACAGCCGAACCATCAGCCGCGCAAAGGCCGGCCAACCTGTGGTGCTAGACACCCTGTCATCTGCGTTCGCAGCGGCCAGGGACTCGGCCGCCTCGAAGGGCCTGATCCAGATCGGCGACCACCCGCCTACCTTCCATGAACAGCGCTCGCTGGCGGCCCGACTCCACAAGGAGCAAGGCCGCGACCCGCAACGACTCCTCGGACACCGCTCGGAGAAAATGACCGGCATCTACCTGGACAGCCGCGGCGCCGAATGGGTTGATGTCGTGGCATAA